CTTCTACGCCACCAACGCCGAATGGCCGTATGTGGTGTACCGCACCGGGGAGAACTCGGGAATCGAAGCGTCCCGGTTCATTAACTCCCCATCGAAGGCTGTGCAGGTCAATATCGGAGGGCACTCGATGCCTGGCGTGGTCTGCGCCCCCCCGGGAAACCGGGGGGGCGCGGGCCACACCGGCACACACCAGCGAATGAAGCGATCTCAGCGTCCATCCAGGCGGTGGGGGACATCATCGGCAACGTCGTCCTCATCGGGTCACTCGGGGGCACCATTGATACCCTTTTGAAGCCGATCTATGAGGACGTTGTGCTCGCGTGGCAAAGCGTCAAATCGACTCAGCGAGCACAGAACTCGGGCTGGTCCCGATACTTCGAATACTTTATGGACGGCGCGAACAAAAGTTACACGATCGCCGCCCTGATGGTGCTCAGGGCGGGATTCTGGTCCACCAGAACAGTTCTCGCCAACGAAATGAAAGTGCTGGACGCTTCACCGTTCATGATCGCCCCGCCCCCGTTCGGGCACTTCTGGGTGGACGACCGCATCGGCTTCAGCCTGGAGAACGACCCCACCGGGCAGATCTGGGTGGACCGAGCCCGCAAGATCGAGTTGAAGTGGGATTCCGAAACCTACCCGGAGTGGGTGCCCACGATCGGTGACCCGCGCAACCTTCAAGACCCAGCCCAGCGGGCGTGGGGGCGCATTGAGTCGATGGTGGCCGCTCTGAGGGATTTAGGGGTGTATTGATGCTTGCGCGTGGCGAGTTCCCGACGCGGGACAACTGCGACCCAAACAATCCGGAGGAAGCTTTTCTGTGGATGTTCGCGGGCCTGCCGTTGGTCAAGGGTGCGCCGCTGATCATGCCGATCGAGTACTTCCGGCATGTGTCGAAACGGATGTGGGATCTGGGTGCCCGCCCAGCAGCGCAGCCGACGTTGGAGTGGGTGGCGCCGTCAGCGACTGAGCCGAACTGGCTGACCTCACCCGGACGTTGGGTGCCAGCGGGGGAAACCCCGAAACGCTCGGAGCGTGACCAGGCCCGCGATGGGATCGCCCGGATGTCGTTGCAGCAGAAAGCCGAGCTGCTCAAAGCGTTAAACGCCGACGAACTGCCCGACACCCCCGCAGGCCGCGTGGCGCAATCCCTGTCCGAGGAGCAGCGCCGGGTGGTCCTCGAGGTTCTGCAGGAGGTGTCCGGTGCCTGATGTTGTCGGCCAAGACACCCTTATTGAGGGTGATCTACCCGAGGGGGCAGCCAACTACGGTTCCCTCGCCACGTTCGCGGCGAAGACCGAAGAGGATTGGGAAGACGAGCTGCGCGGGACTGAGCTGAACCGTTGGGGTTCGGGCGGCTTTCTGGGTGGCTTGTTTGAGGGTTTAGCCGAGGGTAAACCGTTCGTCGTCGCGCTCATCGAAGCGATCATTGACGCGATATTCCCCAACGCGAGTGACATCGTTTCTGACGTCATCAACGCGGGTTCGCAGGTCGTCAACGACATCATTGAGACCGTTACCGACGCGTTTGAGTGGATTGCGTCTCTGTTCGGCGTCCGGTTCAATGACACCGTCACCGCCCAGGTTTCGGCGAACAACGTGAACTCTCGGGTTACGGCATTGGAGAGCAGCCTGCTTGCCTCAGATGTTTCCGGTGGGGTGACGGTGTCCGATCAATTCACAGCGGCGGCGGCGAACGACCTCGGGGTTGCATGGACGCGCACGTCGGACGGGGCCGGGGCTGGTGGGTTCGGGCCCAACGGTAGCGGTAAAGCTGTGTGGAAAAAATCCGGCGGCTTAAGTCGTGAGCACCGCGACCGGTACAACACCCCGTTAGCTACCGATTATCAGTCGGTGGCTGTGGTCGTCAGTAAAGCACCCGAAAGCAGTAGCAGCACCCTGCTGATTGCCCGGGCCAATTCGGCGGCGACGGAGTTTGTGTGGGCGTTGATCGGTTCTGCGCTGGTTCGTGTTGGGAAGTTCGCTTCCGGCACGTCGTCGGTGTGGGCATCGCAGAGTGTGACTGTGTCTGCCGGGGATCAGTTCACGTTCCTCGTTGGTACGTCAGTCAATGACCGCCAGGTGATCGTGCGGCAGAACGGGGTTGTACGGATCACTCACACCGATACGACGAGTTCGGCATTCGGGGCGAGTTACCGCTACGTCGGGCTGTCGTCGATAGCTGTCGGCGGCGTATCGCGCGGGTTCGCCGTCCAGTTCGCGCCGGCCGAACTTGAGGTCTGGTCTGCCGCTGACCGGCTGCCCGGAACGACCTAAGAAAGGTTCAGACTGTGAAGGTATTGCGCCGCAAACCCGCTGACTTACAGGCGTGGCATCTCGTTGATATTTCAGCAATGGCCGGGGCATTCTCCGCATTGACTGCGGAGGGTTGGCGTGGCGGCATCAGTTCCGGTAGCGGAAGTGAGCTGCGGCTGGAATTGAACCGAGACGAACCGCACGCCCAAATCGTCGCGAGTATCGGTGACTGGCTCGTCGTTGACATGGACGTCCGGTTGTTGACCGATCAGGAGTGCGCCGAGAACTACGACGAAGTGGAGCCCGGTTCGTGAGCGTCATCAACTTCACCGTCAACTACGATCTTCTGGCGTCGCAAACGGATTCTGCTGACGTTGGGGCGGATTCGGACTTGGTGGCGTTGATCGGCACAGTGGTGTTCACCCCGGACTTCGCCGACAAGAAGGCAGTCATGGCGGCCGATCACAATCCCCGCCCTGCTGGTCTGAAGCTGCAGCCGATCTCGGGGTACTTGGACTCTGACGGCCGGCTCAAAGCCGCACCGGGAGGCGCGGTGGGCGTCCGGCTGCCGGCCAAAGACCCGATCATGGATGTTGATGGCCTGATTTATCGGGTGGACTTCAATGTGCACACCGCGGCGGGGGAGAAGGTCCAGGTTGATCCGGGATTCTTTGAGGCACCCGAGTCAGATCAGATTGTTGAGTTGGCAGAGGTGTTGCAGTCGTCGCTGGCGTCGACCGCGCAGGCGCAGGGCCTGGTGGGTGGATTCTTCAACGGCAACGGCGATGTTGTCTTTGAGGACGGCGACGGCAACTTTTTGGAGTCGATTCCCATCCCGGACGGCTTTCTGTTGTTTCTGGACAACGGCGACAGCACGTGGAGTGCGGGTTCATGATCCGGCCCCGGGGCTGGCAGTTTGTTGGCGGCCAGGCCAACACTGGCCGTTTAATCCTGACCCGCGAGGACGGTTCCACGGCGGTGTGCGGCGTGGTGATCGTGCGGGGCGTGTCCCTGGTGGATAACACCGATTCAACTTTCAACGCCATTTTCGACGGCAGCTAAAGGAGCGACTGTGCCGAAGTTTCTGGAAGTCACTAACAAGGCTGCGGCCCGTACTGCACTCGGAGTTGCGGGAAGCCGCATCGTTTCCGGGCCAGGCATCGACCTGACCGGGGCAACCAGCAGCGACACTGCGTTTCAGGCCATCCTTACCGCTGCCGCCGCCGACGCGGCAGCAGGCGCCGGTACCGTCGAGGTTTACATCCCGCCGGGAACCTTGTCTCTGACAACGCGGATTAATGTCGGCTCGGGTGTGACACTGCGGGGCGCGGGGATTGGTGCGACAACTCTCAGGGGTTCCAGCACGTTGGGTGTTCTGCGATTAATGGGCGCTTCGGATATCACGGTGAGCGATCTGCACCTTCAATCGACGGCAACTGGAACTAGTTCCATCGTGGTGATCGGTGACTTTTCAACCGGGGTGCAGAAACGTGTCACGGTGACGAGGTGCCGGATTACCGGCGCTACTAACACGGCGGTGAGGTTCCCGTTCGCTGTTGAGCAGTTAACGGTTACACACAACATCATTGAGGACTCCTACGGCGGCGTGGTGTTGTACGGGCCGACTCAGGCTTCGGGCCTGCTGAGCACGCAGATCATTCTGTCGTGGAACAGGTTCCGCCGCGTCGGAACAACAAACCTGGGTGTTTACAACGGTCTGCTCATCAATCCGCCGGGAGTGAACACCGTTTCCGGTGTGGAGATAGTCGGCAATGACATCCGCGAACTTACTCAGACGTCACCGGCTCTACCCATCCCCATTGAGCCTATAGGGGTGTCGAACATTCGGATATCGAACAACCACATTGAAGGGCCGTCGGCTCGCGGTATTTCGACGGGAAATTGCAGAAACTTGACGATCACCGGCAACGTCATCCGCAACCAAAGTTTCTATGCTTTTGAGTTGAACGGCGGCCAGCGCATCAGCATCGTGAACAACGTCACCGAGAATTGCGAAACGTTCGCCGTTGACTCCAACGACGGAACCGATCAGATTTCCGACATTCTGATCGTCGGCAATACCTATTCGGGTAGCGGCAGGACTGCAACGTCCAGCTCGGACGCGATTGTATTCCGCCGTGTAGCCAGGGCGCGAATCGCAAACAACATTTTTAAAGACTGGCAATACTTGCGATCTGCCGTGCGTATCGGCAACGGTAGTGACAACACGCCCGTACCGCAAGATGTTGTGGTGGAATCCAATACGTTTGTGATTTCCGATCCAAACACGCCGATACTCACGGTGAACGTGCGTTCTGCAATCCGCACAAGCATCGTCCGCAACACGATCCGCATTAACCGCAATTTGGTGACCGGCGGTGCCCCAGCGGGCGATGACGGCGTTGATGTCATTCGGGTGACCCCCGATGCACTGACCAGCGACACGTATGTCGCTAACAACGACATCATGTTTACCGGCACCGTAGCCGCAGCGCCAGACGCAGCGGGGATAGGTAACGCAGGCACGGCTGCTGCGTGCACAGGATTGACGGTCTGCGGTAACCGGGTGACCAATGGCTCTCGCGGGTTGCGTTTGCAGACAACCAGCACCGACCTGGCCGTCTACGACAACGAGACTTCTACCTGCGCGGGAGCCAATGTTATCCCCGCAACGGTCAGCCTGACCCGACCGCCGCTCACGTCACCCCGAATCAACAAAGTTCTGGACACCAACGGCGCGGACGTATTGACGTTCACCGCAGCCACTAGTCCGGCAACGAACATCAACGTCCGTAATCATGCGAATACCCCGACGATTGAATCAGTCGGCACACCAAGCGATGTCTCTCTAAGCATCGTGTCCAAGGGCACGTCAAGCATTTTCGTCAGCCCAGGCAACACTTCTGCACTCCAGGTGGCGCCAGTTACTTCAGCGGTCAACTTTCTGCGAATCAGCGGAGCCGTGGCTACCGGCACCCCAAGCCTTTTTGCCACTGGCTCTGACACCAACGTGTCCCTGAACCTGACCACCAAGGGGTCCGGCACGGTTCAGGCTAACGGCGTCGGTGTGTCGCTGAACTCAACAACAAGCACCCACACCGCTCAGCAGATCGAGCTAGGTCATGCCTCCGATACCACCATTGCGCGGGCCTCAGCCGGCGTAGTCACCATCGAAGGCAACACCGTCGCCACTAGGCTGACCGGAACCGCGACACTGGATTTCGGTGTAGTGACTGCTAATTCACACGCTGATCTGACAATGACCGTCACTGGGGCTGCTGTTGGCGATGCGGTGGCATTGGGTGTACCGACGGCGGTGGCGGCAGTGGCGGGTCTTTCCTACACAGCATGGGTGTCGGCTACCGACACGGTTACGGTCAGGGCCGCCAACTGTGCAACCACCAATAGCTCTGACCCCGCATCAGGTTCGTTCAGGGCGACGATAGTCCGATGACCCGCGCCGCCCTAGCCGCCGCGATCCTCGGAACCGTCCTGCTGGGCGGTTTTTTTGTGGGCGCACTCGGGGCGCTCATCGAGGACACCACCATCGACCTCGATGACGATGATTGCTGACACCCTGACCGCGCTCGGGATCTACAGCGCCGCAATGGCAACCCTTGGTGTGACCGCCTACTACCTGCGATGGGACAGGCATGACTGACATAGTGCTGGACTACCCCCGAGAGATCGTGCCGCAGACCGAGTTCTGGTCATGCGGTCCTGGCGCAGGGGAGGTCGTGTTGCGTGGCCGCGGAATCAACGTGTCTGAGCGGCAACTCATTCGGGACATCGGCACCGATCAGGACGGCACCGACTTTGTGGGTCTGATCGAGCAACGCGGCCTGAACAAGTACGACCCGGCCGGCAAATGGAAATCGGTGTATTTGCCGCAAGACCCGCCCAGCCAGGCACAGAAGGAAACGTTCTGGAAGCACGCGGTGCAGTCCATCGAGGGCAACCGCCGCGGGATGGTGCTCAACTGGGTGGTGCCGCCGTGGAACCGACCGCGACCTGTGCCACCTTCGACGGTGGCGTTCGCCTACCCAAATGCGTGGGTGTGGCACTACGTGGCCCTCATGGGCATCTCCGATGTGAGCGGGATGCGTAAGGGGTGGGTCGCCGACAGCGGTTTCCGCCCAGGTGGCGGGTGGGTGTCGATCGAGCAGATCGTTGGGCTGATCGTGCCGAAAGGATATGCGTACTCGGCGGCGCCGGTGGTCGCCCCTCCCGCGCCTAAGCCTGAGCCGCCAAAGCCCGATACGGCTGTGTTGGCGTCGATCCGGCAGGCGGACTGGGATCAGGTGTGGCGCAGCCACATCGAGTGGCTGGCGTTCACCTACGGCGACGACAAAGCCGTTAGGGAGCTGGTCGCAGCCGCAAAAACCGGCGACGCCCGCGCCACCCGAGCCTTAGCCCGTTTGGAGCAGGTCAACCCGGCCGCGCTTACTGCGTTCCTAGCACCGAAAGGCTGAGAGTGGTGACTGATTACATTGCGGCCAAGCTACCCAACCGGGTCATTCCCGTCGTCAAGGGAACAGACCGGCAGTTCTCAATCCGGCGGCGCGACCCGGCTACCGGCAATCCGGTGAATTGGAACGCTAACGTGTTTGTCGACATCGACATCAACAAGTCGAGCCCGACAAGGGTTGCGGCCACTGTCCTTAACGATTTGGCAACGGTGCGGATCGAGTCCACGGTGTGCGATCAGGTTAAGACGGGCACAGCGTGGCGGGCTGTGATGTCGGCGGGTAACCCGTCTTTGGAGACCGCGCTTCTCGTCGGCACTTTTGAGCGCAACGACGGTCGCTGAGATGGATCTTGTGATTGAGGACGCCCAGGTCGTCGACGTTGTCGTGGAGCCGCCACCTTTGGTGGATGTTTCAGTGGTGGAGTCGGTCGTGGCCGCGGTAACAGTAGCTGGACCGGCTGCAACCATCAGTGTGGGCACAGTTGCTACCGGCAGCCCTGGATCATCAGCGTCAGTCACTAATGTTGGCACGTCCAGCGCTGCCGTGCTGAACATAGCGATTCCCGCCGGGGCGACCGGGGCGACTGGGGCACCCGGCACTACTTCTTGGGCTGGCATCACCGATAAGCCAGCGGTGTTTGCTCCGACTTCTCACACCCATCTGGTATCGGACACCACTGGGTTGCAGGCTGCGTTGGACGCGAAGCAGGACGCTTCGACGGCGGTCACCTTGACGGGCACTGCAACGCTTACAAACAAGACGTTGACAACGCCGCGTATCGCGCAGATCAACGACAGCAACGGTAACTCGGTGCTTACCTTCACCGCAGGCACTAGTCCGGCAACGAACATCAATGTCCGTAACCATTCGGCTACCCCGACTATCGAGTCAGTCGGCACACCAAGCGATGTCTCTCTGAACATCGTGTCGAAAGGTACCTCGACCATCTTCGTCAGCCCCGGAAACACTTCTGCACTGCAACTCTCGACAGTGACTTCGGCGGCCAACTTTCTAAGGATCAGCGGAGCCACCCTAGGCAACCCGGCAACTATTCTTGCCACTGGCTCTGACACCAATGTCAGCATGAATCTGACCACCAAAGGCACTGGGACGATTCAGGCTAACGGTGTTCCTGTCGCAACCCGGCTGACCAACACGGCAGCACTCAACTTCAGTTCTGTGTCGGCGCAGTCTTTTGTGGACCTCACTCTCACTGTGACAGGAGCAGCCACAGGAGATGCTGTCGCGCTGGGCACACCGACGGAAGCGGTGACCGCCGGAATCGCCTACACCGCCTGGGTGTCGGCGACGAACACGGTCACGGTTCGGGCGCACAACTACACCGCTGGCCCGCTCGATCCGGCATCGGGCACTTTTAGGGCCACCATCATCCGGTGATCTACTCCTTGGAAGCCCACAACAGTCTGATCTTTACGACGTTGCCTGCCATCCGATCCAGTGTCGTCCGTACTCACATTTAATCCCGGAAAGGGGCATCTCAAATGACACCGAAAGTTCGTCAAATCCTTTACGTCGCGGGTGTGGTCGCGTTCGCACTGCTCACGTTGTTGTCGGCCACCAGGGTGATCGACGGCCAAACCGCCGCCTCAGTGTCCGCCGCGTTGACCGCAGTTCTAGGGCTGTTCGGGGTAACCGTGTCAGGTGTGGCTTACGGGGCAGTTACGAAGCAACAGCACAACGGTTCGTTTGATCCCCCGGCGTCGCCGGCCGATCAGGTGGTGACCGGCATCAACAGGGTCATCGAGCAGGCCGCCAACGCCCAGGCCGAAGTGGAGCGGGTCAAAGAAGCGGTAAGCACCGCAGTGGCCGACGTACCGATCCTGGGGCCGCTCGCCCAGCAGGCGATCGACCGGCTGACGTAGATGAACACGATCCCCGACCCCGAGAACTGGATGGATGTGTTCACCATTCTCGCGGTCGCGTTGATCGCTGCTGTCCCTAGCTGGCTGGCTCACCGGAACCACAAGATTGTTCAAGACATCAAAGGCCAGGTTGTCAACGGGCACAAAGACTCCCCGCCGCTGCGGGCCGATCTGGATCGGGCCATCGCCGCGATTGAGGCTTTAGGTCACGATGTGCGGTCGCTGAAGGCCGATCTGATGTTGGAGTCTGATCACCGTCGACTGCAGATTTCGGACCTCCAAGAGGAATTGCACCATCGGGATAGACGGCAACGTTAGGAGCCCGTTGTGTCTCTGGCTGAACGCTTGAGTGTTGTCACCCCGCAGAGTTCCTGTCGCCGCTGCGGGACATGCACGTGGATTGAACGGCTCAGTGATTCCGACCGGGCGGCATTCGATGAGTGGATCGGTAGGGACCGCTCTTTGACGCAGTTGTGGGAGATTGCGGTGAACGATCCCGACCAGCCCTACACGTTGAGCCTCGGAGCGATGCGGGCCTGCGTGAGGGCGCATGTGCGGGACAGCCAGTGAGCCTTGCCGGGGCTTTGACAACCGCGATCTCGGATCGCGTCCGCAACAAAATCCTTGTTCTGGATGTGGAGCGGCTGCCAGGGATCACGAAGCAATTTTGGTGGGACCGGGGGGATCTGAAGAACCGTTACATCCACTACGAGTCGGTGGAGCGGAACCCGCGGACCACGATTGTGTGCGCGAAGTGGTACGACCAGCCTAATGTCATTCAGCTGGCCGAGTGGGATGCCGGCGGCCGGAAGAAGTTCCTCCGCAAGGTGCATCACCTCCTCGCCCAGGCCGACATCGTGGTGGGGCACTTCATCACCGGGGCCGATTTGCCGTGGCTGGCCGGGGACATGCATGTGGAGGCGGGGTTGCCGCCGCTGCCGCCCTACAAAACGGTCGACACGTTGAAGGTCATCCGCAAGGTATTCGGCTCCGGGGCGCCCTTCAAAAGCCTGGACGCGTTCTGCCAGGTGGTGGGAATTGACTCAAAGTCCGACCGGTATGACCAAAGGGCGATGGAACGAGCCGTCACCGAGAAGTCGGCGGCCGATCGTGAACGCTTGGTGGCGTACTGCACCGGAGATGTGCTCGCCACCCAGGGGCTCTACGACTGGTTGCGCCCGTACATACCAAACCACCCAAGCCTATTCGTGGACGGCAAAGACAGTTTGACCACGTGTCACCGCTGCGGCCACGACACCGAACCGATCCCCAAACGCTACGTCGCGAACGTGCTCACCTACTCGATGCGCCGCTGCACCCAATGTGGCGGCCACAGCAGGATTTCCATAGAACCCGAGAGGCTCTCAATTGTCCGCTCCGTTTAGAAAGGGCTGCTGATGCTCGGTTATGAGCCGATCGTCGACCGCATGGTCGTCGTCGCCGGCCAGGACTTCACTCACTTCTTCGGGGCTGACCAGCTCGACCCGTTCCCCGTCGGCACCGACCTCACGATGAAGATCTACTCGCGGGACGGCGACCAGCTCGGGGCGTGGCCCGCGGTGACGATCACCCCGTCGGGGGCGCGGGTGCAGATCACCGCCGACGACCTAGACCCCATCCCTGACGCGGCGACGTTCAAAGTGTTCGTGGAGTACCCGGACGGCCAGAACCTGGTGTGGTACCGCGGCCGAGTGTGGAGGAGAGCCTAAAATGCTTGCCAGTCAACTCAACACCGTCGTGGCGGCGTTGCAGAACATCGACAAAGTCAGCCTGCACACCGACGACCCGGGGAATACCGGGGCCTACGACTCCGGGGAAACCAAACAAACCCTGTCCTGGTCGACCCCAGCCGGCGGCACGATGAAAGCTCTGGTGACGTTCGCCGACGTGTCGGGCACGTTCACCCACATCGGATTGTGGGACGGCAACGTCTTCATCGAGTCCCGCATCCTGAATGTCACCCTGCCCACCGAGCAGGACTTGAAGGTGTTGGTGGAAATCTCGGTAGGGGTCACGGCGTGATCGGTGAAGCCGACACCCTGAACCTGCGCCCCCAAGTGCCCCAATGGTATCCGGGCTACGCCAAGGGCACTTTGAGCAACGTCCACGTAAGCGTGAAAGCGTCCGGGCTGTCGTATGCCTACGACGACTACAACACTGTGGACGACTGGGTCATGGTGCACGGGCAGCTCCTGGTCTCCGGTGGCGCAACCTCCGATGTGTACGGCCCACTGATTGGGTATGCGGCGGGCAGACATAAGACGCAGATGCTCACCGACAACCACCGCGCCAAAGTCACCATCCAGGACGGGGCCATTCTGTTCGGGGAATCGCGGGTGTTCATCTGCGCCGACGACCGCATGAACTCCTATTACGGGATGGCGTTCTCCAACGACTTGCTCGGCCAGAAAGTCGCCATTATTCGCGGTAAATCCAGCATCTCGGTGGACCACTACCAGTGGACGACTGCATCTTTCACCGCTGGCGACGAGTTTGAGGTGTGGTACGACCGCCGCAACTCCACCGTCCGCATCTATAAAAACGATGTGGAGATCGTCTCCAAGTTTTTCCCGCCCACTGACATTCCGCACGGCCCGGGCGCCCGCTGGACCGGCGTCGTCATGTCAGCCCGGTGGCTGCTGGATCAGGGCCCGAGGTTCGACACCTTTGAGGCCTCCGATGTGGAGGAACCACAACCGCTGGTGTTCGACCCCATCGACAGCTTCACGGTCAACCCCAACTGGGTGAACGTGCTCGGGTCGCTGGAAGTTCATCCGCACCTGTTCGCTGAACCCTCACTTGGCCCCAACGCGGTGCTGTTCGCGTCTGCGGCGGCCCGCTGGAACACCCCGATGAACACCAACAGTGTGCGCTGCGTGTTCACCGCTTACCGCATCTTGTCCGGCAAGATGCGGGTCGTTCTGCGATCCAACGCCAACATGACGAACTGGGTGGGTGTTCAGTTCGACGCGTTACTGAACAAGGTGCAGATCGTCACCGGTTCCGGGCCGGCCACCGTGACCACCCGCGCCTCAGCCTATGACTGGGTGTCGACGTGGCAGACCTGGTCGGTGACCTGGAATGAGGACACCGAAACCATCAAGGTGTACCGCGGGGGCCGGCGCACCCCGGTCCTGTCGTGGGCAGCTGGTGCCAACTTCAACGGCACGGGCCGATACGTGGGCCTGTCATGGACCGCCGACTTCCTCACCTTGGGTGTGGAGCCGCTCAACATCGCGGCTTACGACGCGAGCAAGTTCGACCCGGTCGACGGCGACGACGGCGGAAGCTAGGCCGGGTCAATGCGTGCCGCCGACGCGGGCTGGATCGGTCTGGCTGCGGCGGTACTCGGCTATGAGGCTGCCGCCGCCAGCCGCCAGGATTGGGAGTTGCTGTCTGAGGCGGCAGACCGCTACCGCACCGCCCACCCGATCATCACTCATGTGGCGGTGATTTACCTGGCCGGTCATCTGCTGCGGCTGTGGCCTGAACAGTTCGATCCATTGCACCAGCTCGCGGTGAGGATGTCCCAACGATGACGATGCCGAACCCGTTCGACCACCTGAAGATCGCGTTGCAATATCTTCTGGACTGCGAGGGCGACGGCTGGCAACTCAACCACTACGCCATCGCCCTGGGCCTCAACCGGCTCGATTCCAACGGCAACGTGGCCTCAACGGTGTGGGTGACCTCGCCGGTCGATCAGCCGGACTACGTCACCGATGGGCTGATCACTGCGGCCGAGGATATGCGGGCCTGCGCCTCGGTGATCGACGACGACGACTAAAGCCACGGCGCCAGCTCCACAACTTTCCCCCACCTTCGGGTGGGGGCCTTTTGTGTTTGCTGGACTAAAGGCACTGATCCGGTGCTTCCCCGAGACCCCTTTGACACCGTCAATGACACGGCAGGTTTCCGCAGGTCACCAGAAGTCACAAAAAGTCATTAGGGAACCTACATACACGCTCTGAACTGCGCGAACACGGTATTGACGACAGGTTCGAATCCCCTTAGCTCCACCGTTTGACCTGCGGAAACACAACCAAATAGGGCTTGTCAAAGGGCTTGTCAAGACTTTCGTCGCTACACTGCGGTTCATGGCCTCCATCCGCAGCAGACAACGCAGCGACGGCAGCACCGGCCACGCCGTGCTCTACGCCATCGAAGGCCGCCAAACCTCAGTCACCTTCGACACCCTTGAGGCCGCCGAACAGTTCCGCGACATGGTCGACAAAGTCGGCGCCCGACGGGCCATGCTCGCCTGGGAAATCCCTGACGCACCCAAAGCCAACCCGCGCCGTGATGGCCCGACACTGGTGGAGTGGCTGACCCAGCACGTCCAACATCTGACCGGCTGCGAACAGAAAACCCTGGACGACTACGGGCGCTACACCCGGCAGCTAAAAGAGTTCTTTGCTGACCTGCCGTTGGCGGCGCTGACAGCCGACGACATCGCCCGATGGATCAAACATCTGGAAGTGGAAGTCGGCAATAGCCCAAAAACCATCCGCAACAAACACGGGTTCCTGAGTTCGGCGTTGGGTAAGGCGGTGCCGACGCTGATCCCATCGAACCCGGCGGCGGGGCGCAGGTTGCCTCGGGGCCTGGGCGACGACGACGAGATGCGGATGCTGACCCGCGCCGAATTCGCGGCGCTGCTGAATTCGACGACCGAGTATTGGCGCCCCCTGATGGAGTTCTTGGTGGTGTCGGGGTGCCGGTGGGGTGAGACGGTGGCGTTGAAACCGGGCGACATCGACCGGGATGCCTGCACGGTGAAGATCCGGCGGGCGTGGAAGCATTCAAGTGAGGGCTACAAGATCGGGCCGCCGAAGACGCGGCGGTCCCGGCGGACCATCAAAGTCCCGGCTTCAACTTTGGCGAAGCTGACGTATAAGCCCGACGATGACTGGGTGTTTGTGAACCGTGACGGCGGCCCTGTTCGGTACATGGGGTTCCGCAGGAGGGTGTGGGATAAGGCTGTGGCGCGGTCGAAGTTGGACCCGCCACCCACCCCGCACGATCTGAGGCATACCTGCGCCAGTTGGATGCTGACCGGTGGTGTGCCCGTCACTGTGGTGTCCCGCCATCTTGGGCATGAGTCCATCAAGATCACCGTGGATGTGTACGGAGATGTGGACGAACAGTCGGCGCAGTTGGCGGCCGACTTCATGTCCGGTGCGCTATCCGGCGCAGCCGGTACACCAGCTGCGGCTCCGCAGCCAATGCCGCCGGGTCATCCAGCAGCCGGTTGAGCAGCTGGTAGTAACGCATCGGGGTCAACCCCAACGCTTTGATCGCCTCATCCTTGGCCCCGGCGGTGCGGAAGAACCGCTTCTCCAGGGCGAGAATCATGGCGTCCATTGGCCCTCCAGTGCGTGTTCAAGTTGCGCGGTTTCGATGGGGTCCAGTGAGTTCATGCGGGCCCGGACGGTGTCGAGGTCAACCCACAGTGCATCGGCCAGCTCGGCAGGTTCGCGGGTCCACCGCAACGCTTCGATGAGATCCGGCAGGGCGATCAGCCGTTGGGCAGCCAAAGCGGACACGATCTTCTCCTCGCGGGCCATACCCCGCGGATCGTTGGGCGGTAATCCCCGTTCGATGTGGAGCAGTTCATGGGCCAAGGTGCTGCGGCGCTGTGCTTGGTTAAGGCGCCGGCAGATCCAAATCCGCGTGCCGTCGGTCAAACCCCAAATGCGGCCAGGTAGTTCTTTGTCCCGCACAACGGTGATGTGCGGATAGTTGTCTCCGACGTGTCGCCAAGGATTCCACCCCATGCGGGGGACAGTATGGTTCGGCTCTGACAGAAACCGCTGTGAGCAGCAATTACACCGCTGTTATTCGGGTTTGGGTTCGTCTGAGGTGCGGGCCGCGATCGGCAGGTTGTCCGACGGTTTCATTCGTCGGCGAATTACGTCGAGCAGGTAGTCGGTGGAGTAGGAGTCCAGCGGATCGCCGCTACCGATGTCGATGTAGCCGATGAGTGAGCGGGCCGCGGCTTGCCGTACACGCTCAACCGGGATGCCGAAACCGTCTGCAATGCCCTGCATTGTGGCGTCGTCGGGCATCTGGCCGAGGTGATCGCGTTCGTCTTTCAAGATCTTGCTGATCAGGGACCGGTGCAGGCCGCCGCGGCGAGCTAAGTCAGCTTGTCGCCAGCCGCGCTCGTCAAGGCCCTGCTGGATCAGCCGTTTGTATTCGTGCATTTCACGTTCAATGTCGCCCCCCTGGTGACGTTCTGTCAACTAACGCTGAGCAGCACGTTCCCCTTCCTACAACATTTTAAACACACCGCATGTTCCAATGTGGTTGACATGATGTAGACCGCTATGGAACTATCTGTCGTCAAGCGATCTACACCACACCGGAAGGGGGAACAGTGCGACTACACGATCCGGCCCTGCTGGTGTCGCACATGGAAGCCCAGGACTTCACTCAGTCTCGGCTGGCTAAGCACGCAAAATGCACGCGGCAGTTCATTCATATGCTGACCACAGGCAAGCGGCACACCTGCACTGCGGAGCTGGCTCAACGCATCGAACGCATCCTTCGTGTTCTCCCGGGCACCTTGTTCGTGTCTGAGGTGTCGTCCACTATGGAACAGGTGTCGGCATGAACGTCGCTTTGTATCCGATCCCCGAGATCTGCGAGATGACCCGCCTCGACAGCCTGTCCGCCAACCCGCAGCAGTGGCTGGTCCGGGAGATCAAAAAGGGCCGCTTCAAGGCCCGCCGGATCGGCCGGCAGTGGGCCATGACCGCATCGGACATCGAGTACATGCTCGACCAGCTCGCGACCGCCCCGGTCGATCAAGAAGTTGTTGATCCGGCCCCGGTGGGGATGCCGTCGATCGCGTCGATGCGCCGCAGGGCGTTTGGCATGACCAACCCATAAATAAACGGCCCCGCGCCGCTGACACGGCCGGGGCCAACCCACCACAAGAAAGAAGGAAATGCAGTGAGCAGTACGAGCATAACGGAGCGGATCACGATAACTAGGCATCCCGACGGTGCCATCAACGTCGAAGCCCGCGCCCCACAACTCCTTTACGACAACCAGACCTGGAACCCCGTGGTGTTCGACGGTTTCTGCGGAAACCGATTCGCGTTCGCGACGACGTACATCGGGGAGGTTCGCCACAAGATCCCCGCCGTCGAGCTGGCCGACATGAGTGAGGCCGAACCGTACCTGGTCACCCTCGCCACGTTGACGCTGGCCGCGAACGGTGTGACCGCATGACCCGCGCTGAGGCGATGAACCGCCACCCCGCCAAAGGCACAGACAGCGTCGAGAAGCTGCTCATCCTTCTGGAACTCACCAAACTGAGCAAAGAGGTCCAGGCCGAAGCCGACGCCGCAGGCCACAAAGACTTGGCCTACCACTGCCTCAAGCAGGGCACCGCCAACGGGGTCGACGCCGCCATCAAAGCCATTCAGGCCATGAAGTCGGTGACCCAATGATCGTGGTCCCGACAAGCATCGCTAACGCCACCGACCTCATCGGGAAGCTCAACGCTCGCCTCGATGACTACCGCGCCCAGTTGGACAATCTGACTGCGGTGCAGCAGACCACAGCCCGAGCCCTGGCGATCCAGGCCGAGGAACTGAAAGTCACCGTCAGTGAGTTGGAGCAGGCCCGCGCCGACGTCGAATGCGCCCAGCTCACCATCTCCCAGCTCGACGGGGAACTGGATTCCGTTAGGGCGGAACGCGACACCTACCGCGCCCAAGTGTCGGTGACCCGATGACCACGATCGCCATCATCGCCGTGTCCCTCGCGGCCGGCACTTGGTGGGCCATCCGCTGGGCGGAAGCGAAACACCAGATGGACCAAGCCATCCAGCAGCTCGTCATGTCCACACCCATTGAGGAGGACTGGGACACAGCCAGGTGGGACACCGAGCTGCAGGAAGCGTTGGACCGCGACCGGTGGCGGTGGAACTAGTGAACAAGAGACTTGCGCACGCTGTGGACCGCATCTTGGATCGTTTGTTCCCCGCCACGATCCAGCCCTACGTCGACCACGCCGAAGCGTTGGCCGCTGAAGAGGAACAGACCGAAGTGCGGGAACCGGTTACGCCTAAACGGAACCCCGAGTTTGATGACCTGCCGACCGTGCAGGTTCTGTCGGCCCGCATGACTGACGACGAAGTCGACTTTATCTCGGACCTTCGGTATTTCAACGACCTGAAGATCGAAATCTTCGCCCACGCATCGGTATTCGGGCCGCGGGGCCTGGTCGACATGCCCGACTGGCCCAACCCCAACTTCTTTGAGGACATCGCATGAGAACTTCTGTGGTCCGGGCCTACGCGCTCGGCATCATCACCGGCTCATTCCTGACCGCCGCGACACTCACCGTCGCGTTCCCCGTCAAAGCCGACGTGGACCGGGTCGTTGTCGCCTACGCCGCACAGTACGGTGGTGCCGTCTGCACCACCCTCGACGAATACCCCACCATCGACGGGGTTTACGGCATCGGGCAGGCCATCATGGAAGACGGGCTCACCTCGTTTCAGGCCGGCCAAGTCATCGGCTTATCGGTGTTGGAGATCTGCCCCCAACACATCGACCTGTTGCAGAACTTCGCCTCGGCCGCAGAGCAGGTCGCATGATCACCGCTCGCGCTGTCCTCTGGCTGATCGGGTTCCTCGGAGCCATGTACGCCCTCATCGGCCTCTTTGAAGGGCTCCCGCAAGTCGGACTGGGCATGGCCGTCACCGCCGCATCGGTCATGGGCTGGGGCCTCATCGACTGGCTGGAGGAACGCCAGTGAGCACCCCACCAGGAGCGTTATCGCCCTGGGCGGCCAGGGAACTCGCCGCGACCCGGTCAACCCGTAACTGGGTGGAAGGCGCGGCGTGCGCCCAAACCGACCCGGAACTGTTCTTCCCTGACAAGGGCAAGCCTTCTGTGTCGGCGAAGCTGGTGTGCCGCCGCTGCCCCGTGACAGCGGCGTGCCTGGAGTTCGCGTTGAAATCGCCGATCCGCGTTGACGGGATCTGGGGCGGCACAACACCCAAGGAGCGCCAAGAGCTGCGGCGTGAACTCGGTGTGAAGACCGAAAACTATTACGACCGCTGCGGAACCTCGGCCGGGGCGAGACGCCACTACCGGCGCAACGAAAAGGTGTGCCCGGATTGCCGCCGCGCCGAGATGCTGGACAGGGTGGCCCGCTGATGTGCACGTGCGGGCACCCGTACTGGCATCACAACGGTGACTGCCGAACCCTCACAGTCTCAGGTCCGGCAACCCTGCTCGACCGGCATGAGGGGCGCACCCTCCGGTTCTGCCCCTGCATGAAATTGCAGGAGGTGGGGTCGTGACCTGCCCGGTGTGCTGCCGCGACATCAAAACCAACGCGGGCGGAATCAACCTGGCGTATCACCGCGACAAAGTGGGCCGGCCCTGCCCCGCCTCAGGTATCCCCGCACGGCTGTGCTCGGAGTTGTTGGAGGACCTGGCGTGAACCCCTTGGACTGCCTGTGCGGGCACCCATCCCATAAACACACCGTCACCTTGTGGCCCAAGATTCTGAAGTTTTGCGAGGCGTGCGGCCAGTGCCGCGGCTATGAACCGCTCTACAAAAACCAGCAAGGGGGAAAGTAAATGGCTTTTTCGTTAGATGACTACGTCACCGTTGCGGAGCGCATCGAGAAGTTCCGGGAGAAGTATCCCGAGGGATGCCTGCAGACGGAGTGGCAGTGGATGACTGTCCCGACACCGCTTAAGCGTGAAGACGGAACTTGGGAAGCGGTAGATAAGCCAGTCGCAATCGTGTGCAGGGCTTACGCCTATCGGACACCGGACGATAAGCGTCCAGGCATTGGGCACGCCCAAGAGGCCTACCCGGGTAAGACGCCGTACACCAAAGACTCAGAGCTTATGAATGCTGAGACTTCGGCTTGGGGCAGAGCGATCATCGCGGTCCTAGCGGCGGACACCCGCAAGGGTGTGGCGTCTCGGGATGAAGTGCAGGCCCGCCGTGCTTGAGGATGAAATGCAATCTTGCCGATGACTCTTACTCCGAACCAGTTGGCTTCCCGTCTAATCAACCTTGACCGGGAAATGCACTCTCTCACCAAGGCATTGGCAGAGCTGGACCGTGAAGCCGTCAAAGCACGAGAAGCGTTCACTTTAGCGTTCGCTAAAGCATTTCTCCGCGCGGACGGAGCGATGGACGTTCGCCGTTATGTAGCTACTGAAGCGACCCATATGGAGCGGCTAACGGCCGAGACTGCCGAAGCGTCGGTGCGGGACAAACGTGCTCAGGTTCGGGCGGTTGAGTCATCCATTGATGTGGCCAGGTCGTTAAACTCGTTGACCAAAGCGGAGATGAGCCTGTGAGTGGGTTCCCGAAGCACGTCCGCTTTACCGTCATCATGCGGGCGAACGGCTTCTGCGAAGTGTGCGGAATCAACGCACCCGTGCAGCTGCACCACCGCCGGCCCCGCGGCATGGGCGGATCTAAAGCCGACGACACCAACACCGCACCTAACGCTCTGGCGTTGTGCGAATCGTGCCACCGGAGCATCGAATCCGATCGGGATGATGCGTTGAAGTTCGGGTGGTTGGTCCGCCAGGGCGCCAACCCGGCCGAGGTGCCGGTGTTCCGCCGCGGCCAGTGGGTGGTGTTAACCGATGCCGGGGCGGTGTTCATGCCCGCTATCGGGCCGGGGCGGTGCCTGCGGTGCGGTTTCCACGTTCCGACGCAACAACATCGAGAGGGCTGCGAATGGCCGGCATGAAGTGGATTCGGATCGACACCCAGATGTTTGAGAACCCGAAACTGCTGTACCTGAAGGAAGACAAGCAGTTCCGGGCGATCGTTGTGCACCTAGAAGGCATGACATATAGCGGCCGACATGCCCTCGCCGGGTTCATTCCGAAGGCAGCTTTGCGGGTCATCGGAGCCACTTCCGGGGACGCTAACCGGCTCGTAAATGCGGGTCTTTGGGACATCGCCCAGGGCGGCTGGATGATCCACGACTGGGGCGACTACCAGATGTCCGCGGAGGACATGGAAAAGCGGCGTGAGCGGGCACAACGCGGCGCGGCCGGTCGGTGGAAACGGGGCGACGACCGTCCCGACAACGTGGTGAATCTCAATGCTTAAAGCAATGCGGCAAGCAATCCGGCAAGCAATGCGGCTCAAGCAATGCAGACAAGACGAGACAAGACGAGACCACTCAGACAAGAACTACTCACCTTTGAGTTCTTCTCTTACGTTTCGTAACGCGCACGGGGGGGCTGCAAAAAATGGCTGACTGGCGGGACGAACTGCTGGAGATCGCCGAGTGCGAGCACTGCGACGAGAACGGGTTACGCCTCAACCAGCTCGGGGTGTGCGACCACATCGACTACGCCGCCGCGGCGAAACGCGGCATGGAAATGATCCGGGAAGCACTACGCAAGGAGAAGAAATGACAGCTGTGACGATCGTTGGGAACCTGACTGATGAACCGGAGTTGCGGTTTACGTCGGGTGGGAAGGCGGTGGCGTCGTTCACCGTGGCTGAGTCGAAGCGGGTGAAGCAGCCGGACGGCACCTGGGTTGACGGCCCGTCCACGTTCTGGCGGTGCAGCATCTGGGAGTCGGCCGCGGAAAACATGACCGAGAGTCTGCACAAGGGGCAGCGGGTCATCGTCGTCGGTGAGATCTCGGATCGCAGCTTTGAAACCAAGCAGGGTGAGAAGCGCACCGTGAAGGACGTGACCGCCACCGAAGTCGGCCCCAGCTTGAAGTGGGCGACCGCCCGGGTGGAGAAAACGGGCGGGAAATCCCCCAGACCGAAAACAAACGCCCCGGAGCCGGACCCGTGGGGTGTTGAGACCGACGAAGCCCCGTTCTGACATGCCACATTTCGCCTACGCGGTTCCCTGCCCGTTTTGCGGGGCTGAGCCGTCGGATCTGTGCCGGCACACCATGCTTCCCGGCAATCCGCCCACCGATGTGCATTCGGTGCGGGTGGAGTTCGCGGAGAGCGAGTTGTTTGATGCCTAGGTCGCGTTCTACGGCCCGTCAGGCGGGTGCCCGGTGTGAGCGTGTGGTGGCCGACTATCTGGCCCAGGAGTTGGACGCTGACATCGACCGCCGGGTGAAAACGGGGGCGAAGGACCGCGGCGACATCCAGGGCCTGAGGCATCAAGGCAGTCGTCTTGTCGTCGAGGTCAAGGACTGCGCGAAAACCGATCTGGCCGGATGGGTCACAGAAGCACATGTCGAGGCGTGCAACGACGACGCACTCATGGGTTTCGTTGTCGCCAAGCGAAGGGGGACCACCGATCCGGGCCGCTTCTGGGTCCACATGACCGTTGATGACCTTCTGGCGCTGCTGACCTTGGAGCGCCACGGCCACCGAAAGGACATCGCATGAAAGACCTGTGGGTGTATCGGCACCGCCGTGACACAGCTGTCACGTTTTCGTTAATCGGGTTGCTGTTCGGGCTGATCGTGGGTTTGGCGTCGTGCGAACCGCAGGTGCCGCCCCAGCAGTGCGTGGGTGTGTCGTGAGTGACCCCGGTGTGATTGCGGCAGCAGACCAGGCACACGCGGAAGCGGAGGCAACCCTGACCAGTCTTATCAAGTGGTGGGAACAAACTCGCACCCGCTGTGACCTTGGCAAGTCCGACGAGGTGGCTGCACTGACCCACATCCTCACTGCCATTTCGTCTACAAGCTATGCGGCGCTGCTTGCCACTGCCGTCGCTCGACTCGCAGAAAGGCCCGACGATGAGTGACCCTGATGTGCCAATCGGTTCGGATCAGTTGCGGGACCGGCTGGTCCTGGCCGCCGTCAACGCACTGACCGATGGTGACCCGCTGCTGATGATCGGTGTGGGCGACAACGAGATCCGGTTGGGGTGGGCACATGAGTGATTCTGGAAATACACCGATTCCGTTGGTAACGGAACAAAGCAATAACCAGAACCTCCGCACCCGCATCGCCGACGCCATCAGGGCGGCAGACGTTATGCCGTCGACAGACTGCGACCCGTATGTCGAAATGGCCGACGCGGTGATCGCGGTTCTGATACCTGAGTCTGACTGGCAGGAAGACGATGAGTGACGACCTCCGCACCCGTATCGCCGCCGTGATCTACGGCGCGGCATCGCAGTGGGATGACTACCCGTGGGATGCGTTGGCTGCGCACGTCCAGGCGTTGTATCTCGGGCAGGCCGACGCGGTGATCGCGGAACTCGGGATGCGGGAACAAACCGGCAATAACGCCGCCTACCCGCAAGTCATCCCATGCGCGGAATACCTGCGAACCCACCACCGCTACGTCACCGACTGGAAGGCCGACGAATGACTGACCTCCGCACCCGCATCGCCCAGGTGCTGCAAAGCCGTTGGTCCGGTCCAGACCCGTGGGACGAGAAAAGCCATTCGGCACAGCGCATGTACCTGGGGGACGCCGACGCGGTGATGGAGATGCTGACCCTTCACATACCGCCCATCGTCGCGTCAGCCATCCATGCCTACGCCGACGAGCAACTGGCGGCGTTAAGCCACCACGGGCACGCAGAAGCGATTTGTGAGATGAATCGGCTGAACATGCACGCCGCGAATATCGCCAACTACGCGACTACGCATGAGAAGTGGAACGGGAAGGCCGAAGATGGGTGATCTCCGCACCCGTATCGCCGCCGCCGTGGTGTCAGTGATTGGCAACACGTTAGGTAGCGGCACAGAGCTTGGCCTTGACGTGGCCGACGCGGTGATCCGCGAACTGGGTCTCATCCGCGACCCATTCAGCACAGTGGCGTTTTGCCGCTACGTCACCCAGTGGCAGCCCAACGAACGATTCGCGCCGTACTGCAACCGCTGCGGCATCCCCCACACCACGCCATGCCAAAGGCCCGCCGATGCCTAGCTTTCACGGCGGTCACGATTGGGCGGTCTGCAAGCGCGACGGCCAGTGGCGCATCTACCAACAGTGGCGCGACGGCTGGTCATGGCATAACAGCGAAGACACTTTGGCTGCAGCGCACACCGCAGCAACCCAGTACGCCGTCATGGATGAACTGTTCACTGCGGGCGGGCTGACCCGACTCAAAGCCATGCAAACGGCGTGCGGTGCGTGCAGTCATGGCTGAGTGCACGGTGACCTGCCGAACGTGCCGCAACGACAACAACGAACCGAAGCTGTGGCGGTGGTTGTGCGAGGAGTGCGCCACTGAGCACGCCGACCAACACCGCCGCGACACCGGCCACCGGGTGGAACTCCAAGTTACCCAGGAGCCCATCACCGAGAAGCTGCGGAAGTCCTGTCAGGTCGCCGCGATGATGCGTCACCGCGAAAGGTTTTGGTGATGATGGAAATTAGCCGCCGGATCATCATGTACTGCCACGACGAAATGGAACCCGACGATGTGGAGCGGTGGGCCGCCAAATACGGGTTCATCGTCACCAACCCGCAACTGCACGGCCAGCAGTGCCGACTGATCCACCCGGACGGCACCGAGTTCGTCGCCCCAAAGGGAACCCAGATCTGGGTGTCTGACCTCATCGCATCCGAGCACGACAACGAAGAGGAGGCGTCGTGAGCGACGGGAACATTCAGGCCGCGAGAACCCGGCTCAACTATGCGGTCGACAGGCTCACCCAACCCACCTACCGGACGATCAACCACACCCAGCACACTGCCCCCGGCCTGTACCACCAACTCCAATCCGAAGCCGCCGGCAGCCAAGGCGACACCCGAACACCCGCCAAATCCCTGCCCCCGTTGTGGATTGATGCGGTGCAGCTCCGCGACGACATCGACCGCCAAGTCCACAAGTGGTGCCGCCGCCCCCACGACGTGTCCACCCCACGCCGCCTGGTCATGCTGGCCGACAACCGGTGGCGCCCCCAAGACACCGACCACGTCTCCGACATGGCCCGCACCATCGACACCTGGTGCGAATCCATCACCAACCTACTAGAACCGCAATCACAAAAGTTCATCTCCGCGGCCTGCCCCGCCTGCGGCCGGGAAACCGTCTACCGCAAAGACTCCGCAGGAGATATCGTCCGGCAGCCCGCCCTCAAAATGGAACTCAACATCGGCTGCCAATGCCAGCACTGCAAAGCCCACTGGGGCCCAGACCTCTACATGCACTTGGCCCGAGTCCTCGGGTTCGACCTACCCGAAGGAGTTCTGGAGTGAAGTTCAACGCGGGCGACGACGTGATGGTGGATTTCGCGGGCATCGAGCACCAGGGCGAAGTCATCGAACAACGCTCAGGTTATGTGATGGTGCGGATCGTCCTGTCCGACCCGGCATGGGATTACGGGTCGATCGGGCCCAGGTTGGACCCGGAACCAACCGTGTGCGTGAAAGAAACCCACGTCCGACACAAGTAATCACAACAATGTAATTATGTGTGTTATATTTGTTGTGCGCCAGTAGTGCGCCTAGAACCCGGCAGACCCACCCCCCCTCTGCCGGGTTCTTTCATCCCCTGACCCTTCCCCCCTCTAGCGAGGCGTGATGGCCCGCACCCTTAAAACCACCCCGCAGCTGCGAGTGATGTTCGCCCTGCATAAAGCACGGCTGAACCGGCACTATCGCGACTGCCAATGCCGCATGTACCAACGCGAAGCCTGCACCGAGGCCGACTTCGTGTGGACCAAAGCCATGAACGACGAACTTGAGCAGATGTGATCCCACACCGCCTGGTCCGCACCGTCCCCGAAACCGTTGACCCCGAACAGGAGCGGCTGTGGCATGGGGCTTGCCGGCTGCACCCGGAGTGGGAACACGTCACCTGGCGCGACCCGATCGACCCGGCCGCGTTCCCGATCACCTCGCCGTATTGGAAAGACTGCGAGACCGGGGCGCAGCTCGCCGACCTTGTTCGCATCGAAGACCTGCTCCACAACGGCGGCTTCTACATCGACTCCGATGTGGAAATGCTCCGATCGTTCGACAGCCTGTCCAACCTTCGCGGTGTCGCCGGGTGGGAGGACCACCTGTACATCCCGAACGCCGTTCTCGGGTTCGCACCCGGCCATGAGGCGTTACGGGAAGTGCTGGATCTCGCTATCGCGAAACGGTTCTCGGGAACCTGGATCGCCGGGGTCGGTGTGACCACCCAGGTGTTCCGCGGCGCCGACATGACCCTGCTGCCACCGGGATCGTTTTATCCGGTGCACTGGAAAGACGCCCACAAAGGGTTGGTGAACTGGTCTGACGCGGCCCGGATGAACCCGTGGGCGTTTTGTCTGCACCGGTACAAAGCGAGCTGGCACTAGATCGTGCCGTGCTCTGACCCTCAGGGCCGGGACTGGGTGGTGGAACGCATCGCCGCAACGACCGCCCCGATCATCGTTGACCTCGGACCCGGCGAAGGCACCTACTCGGATCTGGCAAAAGGTTGGCGGCCCGACGCCTGGTGGGTGGGTGTGGAGATCTGGGCGCCGTACGTCGCCCGCTACCAACTCTGGCGCAAATACGATGTTGTGGCGGTGCGGGATGCCCGCCACTTCGACTTCCCCCGAACACCGTTCGTGCTGTTGGCCGGCGACGTGCTGGAACACATGCACCGCATCGACGCCCTCGACATTCTGCACCGCGCCAAAGAGCACGCCGAAGCCATCATGGTGTCAGTGCCGGTGGTGAGCTATCCGCAGCACGGCAGCCACGGCAACCCCTTCGAAGAACATCTGGATCAGTGGACGTTCGCCGAGATGTGGGACGTCCTGTCCGACGGTGTCTTGCACGGCTTGCGCGGCGATGTGGTGGGCCGGTTCTGGTGGACACCACGCGAATCCTCATGCGAACCGTGTGAACCGGTATGCGAACCGTCATCCTGACCCCTTTCCGGGCCCAGCCCGGGCGGGATGTGGTGTGGCAGTGGGTGCGAGGCTGGATTTCCGACAACTACAACCTGCCCCTGTATGTGGGCGACAACGCGGGATCTTTCAGCCCATCCGCTGCACGCAACAACGCTGCCCGACTTGCCGGTGACTGGGATGTTGCCCTGTTCCACGACGCGGACACGATCGCCCACCCCGAGGCGGTCGCCCAGGCCGTGGACATGGCCGCCCACTCAATGCAGATCGTCGTGGCGGGCGACTCGCACATGTACTGCGACCAACCCTCATCGGCGCGAATCATGGCAAGCGGTAACGCGTCCTTCGCGAGACCCAATACGTTCGACGAACACGGCATCTACCAGCGCCCATGCTCAGGCGTTTTCGCCGTGCACCGCAAAGTGTTCGACAAGGTAGGCGGATACGTCGAAACCCTGCAGGGTTGGGGTTACGAAGACCTCGTCTTCCTGCAGATGTGCGGCATCTTCGCCGCAGGTAACACCTGGGTTCCCGGCCACATCACCCTGCACATGTGGCACCCCGAATCCCCACGCGACCACCACACCAACACCAACAGAGAGGTGTGGCACAAGCTCACCCACTACCGGCGCCGACGAGACCCGGCCGGCGCCCGACACTACCTCGCCCAGTTAGGTCACACCGTCCCATGACCACCATCATCGTGATCGTCCCCTACCGCCCGGACCACGGCCACCGTGACCGACTGTGGGCGCACCTCAAAGACAACTACTGGGCGCACCAGCCCTACGACGTCGTCATCGGTGAGCATCTCGATGGCCCGTTCAACCGCGCCAAAGCCGTCAACCAGGCCGCAGACCGGCCGTGGGACATCGCGATCATCGCCGACAACGACACCTGGGTGCCCGCCAAGCAACTCCACAAAGCGATCACCGTCACCAACGTCACCAAGAAGCTCACCGCCGCGTTCGACGCGGTAGTCGAACTGTCCGCGCCGTGCACCGACGACATTCTGACCGGCCGAACCGCATTGGCCGGATCGTTCACCACCACCCGGGTTCGCACCCGCACCCTAGAAACCCAATCCTCCATGCTGGTGGTGCCCCGCCAACTATGGGACCAAGTCGGTGGCATGGAAGCCCGCTGCCAAGGCTGGGGCGCTGAGGACAACATCTTCTGGCACGCCTGCGACATCCTCGGCGGGGAACCGAACCGCATCTCGGGCAACGCCTACCACCTGTGGCATTCCCCGGCCCGCCGCCACGGCATCGACTACAAACGCAACCTCAACCTGTGGCGGCGCTACCACGAAGCCCGAACTGTTGAGCAATTGAGGGCGGTTCAATGTTCGCCTGTGTCGGCATAGTCGCCCACACCAGCCGCACCACCCAGGCCAAGCAACTCGGCCAGACCGCCCGATCCGATTTCATCAGCATTGACAACGGTGTGATGGGCTGCGACGAGAACCATTACACGGTGCAGAAGCATTTGTGCGCCCTGCCTTCAACGTGGTCGATCGTGTTGGAGGACGACGCCGTCCCGGTCAATAACTTCCGCCGACAAGCAGAACAAGCCTTGGTCATGGCACCGTCCCCGATCGTCTCGTTCTACTTGGGGAAGCGGCGCCCACCCCACTGGCAGAACCGGGCATGCGACGCCGTCGCCCAGGCCGCCAACGACGACGCCTCATGGATCATCTCCACCCACCTGCTACATGCGGTGGGGTACGCCATCAGAACCGAACTGCTGCCGTCGCTGCTGGACCACACATCCGCTAGGCCCTCGGATGAGCACATCACCAGCTGGGCACGCCGATTCGGCCACGTCATCTCCTACACCTTCCCGTCGTTGGTGGATCACGCCGACCTTCCCACGATCGTTGACCATCCCGACGGCCAACCCCGACACCCTGGCCGCACAGCGTGGTACACGGCCACACGTGAGCACTGGACAACAAAGGCGGTGACGATGCGATGAAAGACGCACTGCCCTACTGGTTCGACGCCGCCATGCTCGCCGCCCTGAGTTTCGCCATTCTCCAACTCACATTGCAAGGAAGGTCCATCATGTCCACACAAGCAGCCGTCGACAGCGTCGTAGCCCAGCTCGGCAAAGCCAAAGGCGAGATCGTCGCAGCCCGAGACGAACTCGTCGCGAAGATCGTTGATCTGCAGAACCAGCTTGACGCTGGCGTGCCCGCCGAGCAGGTCGACCTGTCCGGCCTGAAGGCTGTCGCACAGTCCCTCGACGACATCGTGCCCGACGCAGTCGAAGAGACCGACGACGACGAAGAAGAGGTTGAGGTTCCCGTCGAGGAGCCCGTCGTCGACCCGGTCCCCGAGCCGGTGTCCGAGGTTTCCCCGGCCGAATAGTGGCACGCTCCACCACACTGCGGGATCGTCACCGCCGCATCATCGGCAAAGACGAACCGCCCTGCGGTGTGTGCCACGAACCCATCAACTACCACGCCCACCACCTTGATCCGCTGTCCTTCACCATCGACCACATCACCCCGGTGAACCGCGGCGGACCCGACACGTTGGACAACCTTCAGGCCGCCCACCGCAAGTGCAACCGCGACAAGTCCGACAAGGTCGCAGCCGGCGTCGACTTCGTGACCGACCGGTCCTGGTGATGGGGGCGTGACACCCCCACCACCCCATGCCGCCGCTACTCAGGGCATAGGCAAAAGCCCCCCCTAGTGTGAAAAAACTGGAAAGAGAGAACCCAATGGCGAAGCCGTTACGTGCGGTGGCTGATGGGGAACGCGCCAAACCGGCCACCATCAAGGCTGCTGCGGATGTGTCGGAGCGTGCTCTGCTTCTGGCGTTGCGGGATCGGCTCGCCAACGAGCTGGACAACAACAGTGTTCCGGCCCACGCGATCAAGGGCATCATTTCCGAGCTGCGGGACGTGGACAAGTCGATCCGGGTGTTGGATCAGAAGTTGTCGGGTCCGGGTTCGGTGATCGCCGAGACTGATGACGAGTCTTTCGACGCTGCGTCTGTCTGACGTTGCCCGCCATGTCGTTGCGCCTTCCGGGGTGGTGGCGACGGGCTGGCCGAAGGTGCGGGACACCTGTAACCGGTTGGGCTGGGAGTTCGACGGGTGGCAGGACGGGTTGGGCCGGCTGATCCTCGGGAAACGTGAGGATGGTTTGTGGGCCGCCGATCTGGTGGTGTCGTCTATTCCTCGCCAGGTGGGGAAAAGCTATTTGTTCGCGGCGATGTCGTTCGCGATGTGCCTGCTGACACCGGGTTTGACGGTGATCTGGACGGCGCACCGGGTGAAGACCGCCAAGGAGCAGTTCAACGCGATGGCCGGTCTGGCATCGCAGGACGCGGTGCGCCCCCATGTCGCCCAGGTGGTTCGGGGCCGCGGTGATGAGGCGTTGTTGTTTACCAACGGTTCCCGGATTCTGTTCGGCGCCCGGGAGGCGGGGTTCGGTCGTGGTTTCGCCAACGTCGGGGTGCTGGTGTTCGACGAGGCCCAGATTTTGACCGAGTCTGCGATGGAGGACATGATCGCCTCGCAGAACGTGGCCGAGAACCCGCTCACCATTTTGACGGGCACCCCGCCCAGGCCGCGAGATCCGGGCGAAGTGTTCTCCACCGCTAGGGCTGAGGCTTTGGCGGGGGAGTCCAGCGAAGTGCTGTATGTGGAGTTGGCGGCTGACCCGGACGCCGATCTGTTGGATCGGGCGCAGTGGCGTCGAGCTAACCCGAGTTTCCCGCACCGCACCTCCGAGCGGGCGATGCTGCGGATGAAGAAGAACCTGTCCGAGGATTCGTTTCGCCGTGAGGCGTTGGGGATTTGGGATGAGGTGTCGGTGCATAAGCCGATCGTGACGGCGCAGAAGTGGCGGGACATGGCCGATGTCGGCCCCGCTGACGGTGTCCGCCCGGACGCGATCGGGGTGGACATGTCGCACGGCCGGGACATTGCGATTGCGGGGTGTTGGATCGAAGGCGAGTCGGCGCACATCGAGCAGGTGTGGGCGGGAACCGATCCGGTGCACGCGTTGGATTGGCTGCTCGAGCGGGCGGGCCGGCGCATCCCGATCATCCTGGATGCTGCTTCCCCGGCGGCGTCGTTGGTGCCGGACTTGAAGGCGCGGCGCTGCCAGGTTGTGGTGACCACGGCGACGCAGATGGGGCAGGCGTGCGGGGTTCTGGAAAACCGAATCGCCACTGACTCTTTGACCCACGCGGCGCAGCCGAAGGTTACCGACGCGATCTTGGGGGCCCGCCGCCGTCCTATCCGGGATGCGGGTGGCTGGGCGTTGGACCGCTCAGACCCCACCCAGTCCATTTATCCGATCGTGGCTGCCACGTTGGCCCTGTACGGCGCCACCAGCCACCGACGGTCACGAACTAATACAGGAAGGGTGGTGGTGTTGACGTGAGCATTGCACAGCTCATTGCGACCACCGGCCCGATCAACGGCCTCACTGACGACGAGAAGTATGCGTTCAACGAGTGCTGGAAGGTGTGGACGCAGAAGTTGCGCCGCAACCTACTTCGGGCGCAGTACTACGACCAGCACAACGTGCTCAAAGACCTTGAGATCGCGATCCCACCGCATTTGACCGACTTGGAGTTGGTGTTGGGGTGGCCGGCGAAAGCGGTGGACACCCTTTCGCGGCGGTTGAAGCTTGACGGGTTCGTGGTGCCGGGGGATGAGGATGACCGGTTCGGGATCACCGACGTGTGGCGTGCCAACGACATGCACATTGAACTGCCTCAGACGTTGACGTCGGCTCTGGTGCATTCGTGCGCGTTCCTGACGGTCACTAAGGGCGATGAGAGCCTGGGTGAGCCTGAGGTTCTGATCTCCTCGCAGTCAGCGCTGCTGGCGTCCGGGGTGTGGGATGCCCGCCGCCGCCGTTTGAAGTACGCGTTGACGATCACTGACATGGATGATCTGGGCCGGGTGACCGGGTGGGCGTTGTTCATGCCTGGGGTGACGGCGACCGCGTTTTATGACGGGCAGTGGAATCTGTCCCGCTTTTCGCACACGTTGGATCGGCTTCCGGTGGAGGTCATTCCGTACAAGCCGCGCCTTGACCGCCCGTTCGGGTGTTCGCGGATCTCGCGGGCGGTGATGGGCCTGTCGGATTCGGCGTTGCGAACCTTGTTCCGCATGGAAGTGCACGCCGAGTTCTTCTCCAGCCCCCAGCGGTACGCGATGGGCGCCGACGAGTCCATGTTTGTGGACGCCGACGGTGAGCCGCTGAATCAGTGGCAAGCGATCCTTGGCCGGGTGTGGGCGGCTGGGCGTGACCCGGACACCGGGGACATGCCGCAGCTGGGTCAGTTCCCGCAGTCAAGCCCGCAGCCGCACACCGACCAGTTGCGGTCTTTGGCGGCGATGTTCTGCTCCGAATCGTCGTTGCCGCTGAACGCGCTGGGCATCGTGCAGGACAACCCGTCCTCAGCGGATGCGATCGAGGCGGCTGAGCGGGATCTGATCATTGAGGCCCGCTACGCGATGGACTGCTTCGGGCCGCGGTTGGCTCGGGCGATGGCGACGGCGGTGCAGATCCGCGACGACCTGGACGCCCCGCCGGCTGAGCTGTCCCGGCTGGATGCGTTGTGGCGTGACCCGGAGAACCCACCGCAGTCCGCTGCCGGGGACTTCCTGATCAAAACGGTGCAGGCGATGCCGTGGCTGGCCGAATCGAAAGTTCCGTTGGAGCAACTGGGTTGGGATTCCACCACGGTGGAGCGGGCCTGGGCCGATAAACGTCGGGCCGGGGTGTCGTCGCTGCTGCAGCGTTTAGCCACCCCACCGCAACCCCCTGCCCCGGAATCTGAGGCGGCTGGCGGGGATCTGGGCCGCGGTGTGCCCCAAGCGGGCGGGTTCTCCGAGGGTGACTTCGTGACCTGGGTCGACGGTCAGGGTGTGATCGAGCACCTGATGGTCGACGGGGTTCTCGGGGTGGAGGGCAGCGAGTTCGCGATCCCGGCGAGCCCGGATCAGCCGGCCGCCCTGGTGCGGATCTATCAGAACGGTGCGGCAACGGAGATGCTTGTCGGTAAACGGGTGTCGGAGTTGACCGTTGGCAGTCTCGGCAGCTGAACGCCGGGTTCTGCTCGATCAAATCAACCGGCTGGCCCAAACCGACCTGAACAATTTGTGGCGGGCCGCCGAGGTGCTCGCCGACAACGATTTCTTTGACTACATTCTGGCCGGGTTCCCGGAGCTGGCGGGTAACTATCACCAGATCGCCGCGCAGGTCGCGTCGAACTGGTTTGAGGAGTCCGACCCGCTATCCAGCTATGTGGCTCGGGTCGCCGCACCGTTAGCGGCTGAGCGGCTGACGAATACGGCGCGGTGGGCGTTGGGTGGTGACGGCACGCAGGCGTTGTCGCGCATGACGGGGTCGTTGCAGCGGGCCACCTTCGATGGGGCGCGGGACACGGTGTTCGACAACGTCGAGGCGTCGGGGTCGCGGTGGATTCGGGTGGCTAGGCCGAACGCGTGTGGTTTCTGCCGCCTGCTCGCCACCAGGACAGGCGAATCGTCCTACAGCAGTAAGGCAGCCGCGGTGAACGTGGTGGGGCGCCGTAATCGGGGTTCACGGCGTCGGGGTGAGAAGTTCCACGACGACTGTTATTGCCAGCCAGTGGAGATCCGCAGCAACCAGGATGTCGGCGATGTGCTGTCCGAACAGGACGCCGCCCTGGTCGACCAGTGGAACGACGAGTACCTAAAAGCGCGGGCGAACGCCGGGACCGGCGACCCCAAACAGATCTTGGCTGCCTGGAGGCAGCAAGGAGTGTCTTAACCGAAACGGTTGAGGCGCAACCCGAAACGGGACAGTAAAGGAAAACACCGATATGTCTGATGAGGACACGACACCAACGGAAACCGCAACGGAGACCGCCGAGCAGCCCACACCCGCCCCGAAAATCACCGAAACGGTGGACTTCTGGAAGGAGAAGGCACGCGAACAGGAAAAGCGAGCCAAAGAGAACGCCGCAGCCCGCATCGAGCTGGACGAACTCAAAAAGGCTCAACTTTCCACCGAGGAGAAGCTGGCCGCGGAGTTGGGTGAGGTCGCGCAACGCGCCGCCCGAGCCGAGGCCGAAGCCCTGCGCTGGCGCATCGCCGCCAAGCACGGCATCTCCGATGAGGACGCTGAGTTGTTCCTCACCGGTTCCGACGAGGACACCCTAGCTAGGCAGGCCGAACGGTTTAAAGAGCTTGCGGTGAAACCCTCCAAAGGGACCATCGTTCCCGGGATCGGCAATCAGCCGAACAACCCGGCATCCATCGCGGATCAGATCCAGGCCGCTGAAGCTGCAGGCAATTTCAAACTCGCCATCAGCCTGAAATCTCAGCAGCTGGCCGACCTGGCCCGTAAAACGAACTAACACGAAAGGTTAGAAAATCATGGCCGGTATCACCGGTTTGGGCACAACCTACGATGTGCCCAACTACGTCGGGGAGCTGTTCAACATCAGCCCCGAGGACACCCCGTTCCTGTCCGCCATCGGCGGTCTGACCGGCGGTGTGCCCGTCAACTCCACCATCTTCCAGTGGAGCCAGTACGACCTGCGTGACGCTGCGGATGACCGTCAGCGTCTGGAAGGGGCCGACGCCCCGACTGCGGGGGCCCGTGTCCGCGCTGCCGCGCAGAACGTGCTGGAAATCCACCAGGAGCAGGTGTCGGTCACCTACACCAAGCAGGCCGCCACCAACCAGTTCGCTGGGTCCGCACCGTTCGTGGGTGGCCCCAACGCCGTCAACGATGAGCTGGCGTGGCAGCTGCAGCAGGAGTTCAAGCAGATCGCCCGCGACGTCGAGAAGTCCTTCATCTCGGGCACCTACCAGTTGCCGTCGAACAACTCCACGGCCCGCAAGACCCGCGGTGTGCTGCAAGCCATCGAGACCAACGTCGTTGACCTCAACGGTGCGGTTCTGACCAAGAACAACGTGCTCGATCTCATGCAGGAGGTGTGGGAGAACGGCGGCATTCAGGAGTCCGAGACCCGCACCGTGATGGTGAACGCGACGATGAAGCGCAAGCTCACCTCGCTGTTCATCACGAGCACCTCCTACTCCTCCTACCAGGAGGTCTCCCGCAACGTCGGTGGTGTGAACCTGCAGACGTTTGAGACCGACTTCGGTCGCTGCAACATCGTGCTGTCGCGCTACGTGCCGGCCGACACGATCATCGTGGCCTCACTGGAGGACTGCGCCCCGGCGTTCCTGGAGATCCCGGGCAAGGGCCACTTCTTCGCCGAGCCGCTCGCCAAGACCGGTGCGTCAGAGAAGGTGCAGATCTACGGTGAGATCGGGTTGCGGTACGGCAACGAGCGCAAGCACGGCAAGATCGTCGAGGCCGCGACGGGCGCCGGTTCCTAATGCCCCTTGCTTCTGAGGCTGATGTGGAGAACGCCATCGGGCGTTCTCTCACGTCAACCGAGGATGTGTCGACTCTGCTGGAGGAGGCATCGGATCTGGTGTGTGGCTACTTGGGCTACACACCGGACCCGGTGCCCGATCCGGTGGCCCGGGTGGCCGCCACGATGGTGGCGGCTGTCCTGACCAAACCGGCGACCACGACGGGTGACTTCGGGGCGTCGGGCTACAACATCGCCCGCGAATCGGCCACCGTCAAAATCGGGACCGAGTCGGCCACCACAACGGGGCCGTGGCTCACCGCATCACTAAAGATGCGGCTCCGCCCGTACCGCACTGCGGCAACCCGCAGTGTGTTCTCGATCAGTTTGATTGATCCTGAAGTGGAGGCCGGTTCGTGATCCGCGTGCACACCCCGAAAAACACCCACGACTTCCCCGCCGGTACCCGGTTCAGTACCGAGGAGGAGTACAACAACCTGTGCATCTGGAACGGCTCCGATCTACTTGGGGTGTTCGCGGACGGGTCGTGGATTCTGGTGGAGTTCGCCGATGACGAATAACGTGCGAATCAAGTTTAAGTCCGGCGCACGGTTCCAGATCCGCAACGCCCCCGAGGTTCGTGAGTTCCTTGAAGCGATGGGCAGCATGCTTCGCGACGAAGCCAACTCGACGTTGCCCGAGAACGAGGGCTATCGCATGTCCTCAAGCCGGGGCATCAACTACCCCTACGGGCATTGGCGGGTCAACGTGTACACGTCAAGCAATCACGCCAAGAACTCCAACGCCCAACACAACACTCTGCTGCGTCTGCTTCAGGCCCGCTGATGTTGGTATGGCCGACCCCGAAACCTGCGGTACTCACGGCGATCACCGTTTTGGCTGAGGCGTTCGGGGATTACGCGTTCGTGTCCGCCAAGCTGCCTGGGCGTAGCCGCCCAGAAAGGTTTGTCCGGGTGACACGCATGGGCGGCGGCCTGGAGAACATCGCCACCGATTCAGCCCGAATCCTCGTAGAGTGTTACGCCCAGGACGTCGGCCAAGTGGAGGCGATGTGCAACACCGCTAGGGCTGCGCTGCGAAATGCCGGCGGCACCACCGTCACCACCACTGAGGGCGATGTGTTCGTGCGGTCTTGGGAGAACGAGCAAGGCCCCACAGATTTCCCCAACCCGGAAGTGATCGACTACGACCGCTGGCAGCTTTTCGGCCAACTCATGGTCAAAGCCAACTGAATAACAACTTCACAAAAACCTATCCAGGCCGTCCCGATAAGAGCCCTGGAAGGGGTAAACAATCATGGCCGATTCAGGCAACATCTGGGCCGCAACAATCCCCGCCGACGGGGCAGCCGTGTACGCGGCGCCCCTCGGCACCGCCCTCCCCACCACGGCGACCGCCTCGCTGAACAACGCGTTCGTTGACCTCGGCTGGGTCTCCGAAGACGGTGTCACCAACAGCATCTCGCGTGAGGTCACCAAGCACCGCGCCTGGGGCGGCGAAGTCGTCAAGGTCACCCAGGACAACTACACCGAAACTGTCACCCTGACTCTGCTGGAGTCCTCGGCTGACGTGTTCAAGGTCGTGTACGGCGAGGACAACGTCACCGAAAACGGCGACACGATCACCGTCGAGCACTCCCGCCTCATGCTGGAGCGCCAGTCCTTCGTCATCGACTTCATCGACGGCGACAAGGCCGGCCGCATCGTGGTCCGCGAAGGCCAGGTCACCGAACTCGGCGACGTCGTCTACGTGCACCGGGATCTCACCCGCTACGAGATCACGATCGACGTGTTCAAGCCGGACAACGCCGCCAACGCCGTCGTCACCTACTTCGACTACTCGGCCGGCTCCTAGACCCTTCCCGGAGGGTGGTGTCTGGGACGGCCTACCACCCTCCGGGGAGTCACCAACCAATGTTCGTCCCACTGTAGAAAGGCTGTCCCATGATGAAACCCATCCTCGGCGCTAACCACCGCGCCACCCGAATCGAAATCGTGCTGCCCGTCACCGAAGACGGCGAGTACGCCTACGACGAGGACGGCAAACCCGTCAAAGGCAAAGTGCCGGTGGTGTTCACCGTGCCCCGCTTCGACTGCATGTCCCGCGAACAGTTCAAAGCGTTGAACAAGGAACTGTCCGACATCGACGACCGCACCGACGACGACGGGGAACCGCTGAGCCCCCAGGAGCGCGGCATCGCCGTCGTGCTCGCGATGGTCCGCCCCTTCGTCACCGACGAGCAACTGAAAGTCGTTGAGGGCCTGCACCTGTTTGAGATGGAACAGATCGCCGAACGGATTCAGGACGGCTCAAAGATCACGGTGGGGGAATTGCTGGCCTCGACCAGCTCCTAGAGGAGCATGGCGGGGCCGTCAACTACGACCTGATCACCAAAGCGGGCGTCACCCTTGACGACATCGGGGAGACATTCTCTTGGATCGCGTTACGGGATTTCATCGCCTATCTTCCTCCGGTCGCGGACTGCGCCTTCTATCGGTCGCAGTACCCGAGTTCGTGGTGGTGGACCTCAGAGATGGATTTCCTGGCGGCGCTGCTGGTGACTGGGCAGTGGGCGAACTGGCAACGCGGCGGCGGCAAGGGCGACAAACCCAAACCGATCAAGCGGCCGAAAGAAGCGCCGAAGAAGGGGCCGAAGTCCACCGATGACTTGGAAGCGCGGAGAAACGCAGTGAAACGGAGAAGGGCGGTGACCAGTGGCGATTGAGCTAGCGACCGCCTATGTGTCTCTCGTCCCGGAAACCACCAAACTGGAAGCCGGTCTCAAACAGGCGTTTAACGGTGTCGGTAAGCAGGCCGACCTCGCCGGTAAGGACATGGGTTCCCGGCTAGCGAGGACCGCATCCAAAGCGTTGAAGGATGGGTGGCGCCCCGACCAGGACATCATGGCCGGAATCCCCAACACCAAACTGGACCGCATCGGTGCACGCATCGGCCAAGTCATCGGCAAGGGTGTTGTCGGAGGGTTGAAGGCCCGCCAGCTCGGCAGCGACTTCGGTAAGAGTTTCGCCTCCGGGGCCGGTTCAGTCGGTTTGGGCAGCGTCATCAGCGGGTGGCGGGCCGACATGAAAGGACAGTCCAACAAGCTCGGATTCTTGGCCGGTAAAGGCATTTCGGCTGGTTTGCAGGTCGGTTTAGCGGGCGCCACCGCGATCGTCGGAACTGCGTTGAAGACCGGGTTCGACCGGCTGGTGGCGTTGGACACCGCGCAGAACAAACTGCGTGCCATCCTTCGCACACAGGGCAACCCGAAAGACTTCGACCGGATCAACAAAGCCGTCCAAGCCGCGGTAGATCAAACACCGTTCAGTTTGGATCAGGCGTTCGGCACCGCCGTCCAGGCCATCGGCGCCGGGGCGAAAGACATTGAACGGTTCATGCAGAACGTGTCGGACGCCGCGGGTTTCGCCGGCACCGACCTCGACCGCATGGGTTTGATATTCAACCAGGTTCTCGCCAAGGGCAAGCTGACCGGCGAAGAGACCATGCAGCTGATGGAGGCCGGTCTACCGGCCCGCTCATGGATTCAAGAGTCCTACAACCTCACCGCAGATCAGTTCGACAAGATGCAGGAAGACGGCGAGATCACTCTTGAGATGCTGCAGAAGTCGGTGGAGCGTTTCGCTCCCGGCATGGCTAAAGCCCTCGGTAACACCTTGCAGGGCTCGATCGACAACATGCAAACCTCTTTGGCACGCACAGGGGCGAATCTGCTGGCCGCGATTTTCGGTGGCCCGACCGGTGACGCCACTGAGGGGTTGAAGTCGGCGGTTCAGCGGATCACCGAAATGCTGAACAACCTCAATACGTGGATCGTCGCGAACAAGGACAAGATCCGCGACTTTTTTGAGGGCGCTAAAGATGCTGCCGCGAAAGTCGTTGAAGTCCTCGGCAGCATCGCTAATCTGCTTCGTGAGCATCCCGGTCTGATCACCGCAGCGGTCGCGGCGTTCGCCGCGGTCAAGACTATTCAAGGCATTTCCGCTGTTGCGACGGCCCTGACTGGTGTCAACGCGGCTCTGGGGTTGATGCCCGGGAGGGCGACCGCCGCACTCGGCCCGATCGGCGCACTGGTGACCGCACTCGGTGCGCTGTCAATAGCCCGCTCGCAGATGGAGTGGGGCAACGGCGACCCGGTCAGCGCGATCCCCACACCCAGCGACTTCGATTTAGGTCGACGCAGTCCCGCCGAAATCCTGTTGGGCCCGTTCGCCGGTCGCGCTGTTGACGGTTTGTTCGGCGGCCCGGACGGCGGCGGCAACATGTCCAGCGGCACCCCGATGGTTCCCGGTAGTGGGAACGCGGCGCAAAGCATCCTCGGCGGTATGGCCGGGGCATCCGGCGGCAATGTGACGGGTGGCGGCCTGGGTGGCGGCGTGCTGGGGACGGCGGGCCGTGGCTACTTCAACTCCCGCGCCGCAGCAGCCCAACTCGGCCGCCGCACCGACGCGACACTGTTGTCTGCTGTTCCGGCCGGCCAGTATTCGCAAACCTCTGCCGCGGACCTCACTCAAGGTTTGGCCGACTGCAGCAGCGCCATCGAGGACTTGGTTAACATCATGGACGGCAGGCCCACCGCGGGCCGAGAGATGTCGACCCACAACGCACAAGAGTGGCTGGCCTCGCGCGGTTTCCGCCCCGGCACAGCACCCGGTGCGTTCAACGTTGGCTTCAACAGCGAACACATGCAGGCCACGCTGCCCGGTGGAACGAACTTCAACTGGGGCAGTAACTCCGCTGCCGCAAACCGCGGCATCGGCGGGACAGGCGCATTTGACCCGGCTTTAACGCAACGGTTCTACCGGTATGACCGCGGCGGTGTGCTGCCCCCAGGTATGACTCTGGTGGAGAACGCAACCGGTGAGAACGAGTTGGTTCTGAACCCGGAGCAGCAGCAGTCGCTGGCCGATCAAGGCATTGACCCCGCCTCGCTGCTGCACGGCTCCGCGGCCGGTGCGCCTCCCGGCCCGCCCAACGCAGCACTGGCATCCGGGCAAGGCCAGCCGAACTACGGCATGGATTTCGTGCGCTCGCTGGGATTCGTTCCGGCTTCGGCGGGTAACACCGGGGTGGCCGGCACATCCAGTCTCGCGAACTTCATCGGCATGGGTAACGAGGTTGTCGGCGGCCTCATTGACACCGGCACGAACCTTGCCCAGATGGCCGTGTCAGCCGCGATCACCGGGGCGGCGGCAGCAGGGTCGTTTGGTGCTGGTGCGGCTGCAGCACCGGCCGCCTCCGCGGCGGCGGGCTACGGCATCCAACTGTTGGGGAACACCGCTAAACGGCTGTCGTCGTATGGGTTCCAGATGGCGGGTATCGGCGCGGATGCGTTGATGGAGCAGCTGTCTCCGTTCGGGATGCCTCGTTGGCTTGGGTATGACTACGGCAATTTCATGCCGCAGATCGGTATTCAAGAAGCTGCGCTGTCCACGGTCGAAAAGATGGGCGCAGACGCCATCGCGAAAGCGTTCCCCCAACCGGGCGCACCAGCTGAAGCGCCCGCGAATACGCCCATGACCATGCCTGCCTCGCAGCCACTCGGCCCGCCTCCAGGCCCCGACTCCGGGGTCAACTTAGAAACGTCTGGGCCCGCCGCGACCCCACCACCATCAGCTCCTCTTCCACTGCCGAACATGTTGGGGCTCTTCGATGAGGGCGGAATGCTGCAGCCCGGGGGCATCGGCATCAACATGACTAACCGGCCCGAGCCGGTCCTGACCCCCCAGCAGTGGGAAGCGATCACTGCGTCGTCGTCGGCACCCAGCCAAGGAGCACCGTTGGTGCAGAACCTTTACGCCCAGGACATGCAGGACGCGATCCGCCAGTTGGACAAGGTGAAGCGCCGCGACATGATGCAGTACTCGGGCAGGCCCTGATGACGTCTCCCGGTATCACGAGGGTTGAGATCTTCGGGCAGGGCGGGGAGTACCTGTGTGTGCACGGCGACGGTGCCGGCGACCGCGGCGTGTATCTGGCTGAGGGTGGTGTGGCCGGGATTTATGACTCCCCGGAGAAGCAAACCTGGAAGTCCGGTGCGAGAACCATTGGGGCTAAGCAGAAGAACCGCAAGATCCTGGCTAGGGATATGGATTTGCGGTTCATCTGCAAGGAGACCTACACCCACAGCGCCGAGGAGAACGAGTCCTATCTGGTTCAGGCGATCGGCTATGAGTTGGACCCGTGGGACACCAACGCCCGGTACGCCCGCCTGCGGGTGACCACCGACGTGTCAGGGTGGCGGGATCTGGACATTGTGCAGTACCAAGAGCCCGACTTCTCACCCCGGCAAGACCCGATCCTTCACCAGATGCTCGACCCGATCCTGAAACTGCGTTCCGGTAACCCGGACTGGTACTCCGAGGATGTGGTGTCGTCGGCGACGTGGACTGACGACGGCTGGCAGAACCTGGTCATCGAGAACCCCACCCCGCGCCCGATGCTGATCAAATGGGTTGCCACCGCAGGGTTGTGGACGATACCGGACTTTTCGTGGCAGGGCGGCAAGGGTGAACGCTTCCCGGCTGGGGTGCACGCGGAACGCTATATTGCTTGCCCGGACATCACCGCCTCGGATGGGGGCATGGTCATTGATTTGGATATGACCGAGTTGATGGCCCGATCGGCGAACGACACGAACATTCTGGCCCGGTTCGGGGGGAAGTTTTTCAAATACCCTGTGCCGCCGTACACGCAACGCCAAACGCTGCCGGTGTATTGCGAGCCGCCGGCGGCGGGGGCGATGATTCAGCTGGTTCAGCCGCGGCGCTGGCCGCGACCGTGGGGGCTGGAGCTTCGTGCTTGACATGACGCTGCCGTTGGAGCGGCAATGCACTGAGATTTTGCGGTTGACCCGTGAGACGAAGGCCGCGCAGGACCGGGTCCGTCGCGATGCCCCCGAGGTGAAGCTGTGGGACGGCGAGTGGAATCTGCAGCATGTGATCTCGGGCATCGAGTATGCCGCGTCGTTCAGCTGGGTGTCGAACGACACGGGGCCGGGGCAGATCGAGATCCCGTTTGATCATCCGGCGGCGCAGTGGGTGCATGACTCCCAGGGCCGTATTGATCGCGGCGAAGGCCGCAACGTTCATATCACCGTGGATTATTGCGGGTCCGCTCGTTGGTCAGGTCGTCTTGATAAGGCGATCGTGGAATCACGAGAGGATGGTGATGATGTATTGGTAATGGATTTCGCCCACGACTACGAGAACTTGAAGTTCTACAGCGTGTGGTCGAATCCATTCCTTTGAATGACTCCCCGCCGCACTGCAATTCCCGCGCTCATGGCTCCTAGCCGGCCCTGTCACGTGGATCTTGCTTACCACTCTGCACCTGCAGCTGGTGCGCGAGCACAACCCCTTAATCACCATCCCTGACGACCCGCTCGACATCACCCAGTGGGATGACACGTTCGATCAGTCGAACTGGTCTGTCGTCGTCAAGCCGCTGAGCTTTATTGAGGCCGCGCAGTCCGGTGTGGTGTGGGGTGTGGTGTCCTCACGGTGGGCGACGTTCCATGACATGGCGAAGATCCTGCTTGAGGACTCCGAGCTGTCGTTGGTGTGTACCCGCTATCTGGAGGGCGACCCGGAGCCGTGGGACGGCGCCAACTTGCGCTCGGGCACGTTGGTCATTTCCATTGAGGACAAGTCCGGTGTGTTCATCGGAACATCCAACGGCGGCACCGTGTTCGACGGCCTGGTCCGCACCGTCGCAGAGTTCGCCGACGACTTCATCGACTCCACCCTGAATCTGCTGACTGACACCGAAGCCCCCGACGAGTACTTCATCCCCGG